ACCTAACTGGTATTGGGGAGCTTATTTAAGAGTTGGTACAAACGAAAGAGTTGATGGTTGGGCAAGTATGTTCACATCGAATGGTAACTTACACATCGATTCTCGTAATGGTTATCCAATGTATCTTAACTGGCACAATGGTAATACAGTATTTGTTGAAAATGATATTAGAGCAAACATATATTACGATAGATATGATACTGGATATTACTTCTATGGTAGAACTGATTCAAGGGTTTATAGATGGAACGCTAACTATTTATACGCTTACGGATGGATATTTGCGCAAGATAACATCATCGCTTACTATTCTGATGAAAGATTAAAAACTAAGTTAGGACCTATCGAAGATGCTTTAGGAAAACTTTCTAAATTAAATGGTTTCTATTACGTTAATAATGATTTGGCAAAAACATTTGGTTATAAAGAAACTAAAGTACAATTAGGTCTATCGGCACAAGAAGTACAATCGGTTATACCTGAAATTGTACACTTAGCACCATTTGATACTAAGTTTGATGAAGACAATAATATTATCGGTTCTAAAACTGGTGAAAATTATTTAACAATTGAATATGATAAGGTAGTACCTTTATTAGTTGAAGCTATAAAAGAACAACAAAAAATTATAGAAAATCAAAATAAAGAAATTTCTGATATCAAAGAAATGTTGAATAATATACTAATAAACAAAAAAGAATAATTATTTTCAAAAAATAATATATTTATATAAAATAAAACAAGCAAAATTATGGCATACACATATGAATGGCAATTGACCGGATTAAGAAAATCAAATACTGATAATTTATCCGATGTTATTATAGGAACTCACTGGAAAGTGACAGCAACTGATGCCGATGGCAATCAGGGAAGTTTTGATGGAGCAACTCCATTTAAAGTATCCGAATTAAATACGGGAAGTTTTACGCCATACCAAGAATTAACAGAAACTCAAATAATAGATTGGGTTAAGAATGTGGTAAGTGGTTCAAATTCAAGTATGAATTATTGGGACCATATTATGGGAAGAATTGAAAAACAAATCAATGAAACCAAATATGTTGAGATGCGTGTAGATGCAACGGCATTCCCTTGGTCACCAACATCTGGTTCGGTTACGCCTGGTATACCAGAACCAAATGCAGATGCAAATATTATACCATCGGCAGGTGCATATGGTGGAACACCTTCTTAATAAAATTACAAAAATTAAATATTAAATACCCAAAACGCAGATTTAAAAACAAATTTGTGTTTTGGGTATTTTCTTTATATTTATATAGGTAATATTGTACACACTCAATATTAGCATTTAAAAATAATAATAGCAGAAATAAAATGGCAGAAAGAATCGTATCCCCTGGCGTTTTCACAAGAGAAAATGACCTATCCTTCATAGCGCAAGGAGTTGGAGAAATCGGAGCAGCATTTATAGGACCTTTTAAGCAAGGACCTGCATTCGTTCCTACAATTGTGAGAACACAATCAGAATTCCAAGAAATCTTCGGAACGCCTGATGGAACATATTATACTGAATATGCAGTACAAAGATATCTATCAGAAGCAGGAAGTGCAACTGTAGTAAGAGTAGCTGGTATCGGTGGTTATACTCAAGTTAAACCTTTAGGTATATTCGCTAGTGGTTCGGCTGGTTTAGGACAGAAACTAATTGGAGTATTATACTCTACTGAAACTGGATTACAAAACTATGGTTTTGAGGGAGCTAGTGTAGTAAGTAATGATGCATTAGATGGTTCATTCCATTTATCAGCATCTGGTGTATTTACATCAGCATCAATACTACCAACTGCTACTAACGATTTATCAGATGTGTTTGGCGAATCTCCATTTGGAGCTAAAAAAGCATACACTTATACATACTTTGAAAATGTAGCAAAATCATATAGTGGTTCTTTAACAAGTAATACTGTAATTACAATCGCAGAATTACCAAATCAAGAATATACTGGAGATGATTTATTACCTGCATATTCTGAAGCATTTACTCCTTGGGTTAAATCTCAAATAGTAAGTGATGTAAGATATGAACTTTTCCGTTTTGCTACAATGGGTCATGGTTCTAACTACAATACTAAATTTAAAGTTGGTATTTCTAACGTTAAAGCAGCTGGTGAAGATGGTGGAACTGACTACGCAACATTTACTGTAACTGTAAGAGGATATTCCGATACTGATAAGAGAAAGAGTGTAATTGAAACATATAATAATGTAAACTTAGACCCTGCATCTCCAAATTATATTGCTAGAAGAATTGGTGATAGATATATGACTATTGATTCTAATGGTAAGATTACTGAAAATGGTGATTACTCAAATCAATCAAAATATGTTAGAGTAGAAGTTAGAGAAGCTGGAACTTTCCCTGTATCAGCAGCACCATTTGGACATGGAGCTTACACAAATCCAATCGAAACAACAAATAATGCACAAGCACTAAGAGTACCAGCAGTTGTTTATCAAACAAAATCAACTGGAAACACATCATCATCTCCAATATACTTTAGTGGATTTGATTTTGAAACTGAAGGTGTTGAGATGGATAATAAGCAATATTTAAAACCACTTCCTAAAAATGCAGAAATTGGAGCAAACGTTGATTTCGCATTTGATTCACAATTAACATATGTAATGACAGGTTCGGCATCAACTGATATGGTTAAGAGACAATTTGTATTAGCATTCCAAGGTGGATATGATGGTATGAACCCAACTGTAAAAGTTAAAAAAGCTGGAGATAGTGGTTGGGGAGCAGCAAATACACAAGGATTTAATTGTTCAACCTCAACAGCAAGTGGTTCAGTAGCATATACAAAAGCAATTAACGCTGTATCTAACCCTGATGAGTATGATATTAATATGGTAGTAACTCCTGGTATTGTTAGAGGCTTACACCCATCTATTACTACAAAAGTAATTGATATGGTAGAAGAAAGAGCAGACTGTTTCTATATCGCTGATTTCAACGATTATGATGATACAATTACAGAAGCAACGGAGCAAGCAAATTCAGTAGATTCAAACTATGTAGCAACTTACTACCCTTGGGTTAAGACAGTTGATACAAACACAAATAAATTAACAACTGTACCTCCATCAGTATTGTTACCGGCAGTATTCGCTAGTAGTGATAGATTGGCGGCTGAATGGTTCGCACCTGCTGGTTTGAATAGAGGTGGTATCGTAGGAGCAGTTAGTGTATTAAATAGATTAACGCACGCTGAGAGAGATACTTTATATGAAAACAAAGTAAACCCAATCGCTGTATTCCCTGGACAAGGTATTGTAGCATTTGGACAGAAGACATTGCAAGATAAAGCTTCAGCATTAGATAGAATCAACGTAAGAAGATTACTTATCACTGTTAAGAAGTTTATCGCATCTACTTCTCGTTTCTTAGTGTTCGAACAAAATACCGATTCGACTAGAGGAAGATTTATTAATACGGTAAATCCTTACTTAGAAGGTATTCAACAAAGACAAGGTTTATACGCATTCAGAGTTGTTATGGATGAAACCAATAACACACCTGATGTAATTGATAGAAACATATTAGCAGGACAAATTTTCTTACAACCGGCTAAGACTGCTGAATTCATAGTAATTGATTTCAACATCTTACCAACTGGAGCAAGTTTTAACGCATAATATTGGAAAGAAAATAAACTGATATTTATTAATATAAAAAAGGAATAAGAAAATGGCAAATATTTTAGATTTTGGAGATATGATGTACACCTCCTTTGAACCAAAAATGAAGAACCGCTTTTACATGCAGTTCAACAATACAGGTATACCTGCATTTATGGTTAAGACGGGTAACAGACCTCAAATAAATTTTGAGAAAGTAACAATCGACCATATCAACGTTAAAAGACAATTGAAGGGAAAGGGTGAATGGCAAGACTTAGAAATCACACTTTATGACCCAATCGTTCCCTCAGCTGCACAAGCGGTAATGGAGTGGGTTCGTTTAGGACACGAATCAATTACTGGTAGAGATGGATACGCTGATTTCTACAAAAAAGATATTGATATCTTTATGTTAGGACCAGTTGGTGATAAAGTTGAACAATGGAAATTGATAGGAGCATTCCCAACACAGGTAAACTTTGGTGATTTGGATGCATCTTCAAATGAAGTAGCAACTGCAACAATGACATTGACTTACGATTACGCAATTCTTGAATTCTAATCTAAGAAAAATAAAAAAAATTGGGATATTGAAAGATATCCCTTTTTTATGCGAACTTTTTTAAAATTATATATTTATATACAAACAAATAAAGGTTTATTATGAACAAAAATCAATTCCCAACAGAGGTTATATCCTTACCATCGGAAGGTAGATGTTACCCAGAATCAAGTCCCCTATCAAAAGGTACGCTTGAAATAAAGTATATGACTGCTAGAGAAGAAGAAATTCTAGCATCAACAAATCTTATTAAAAAAGGTATAGTTTTGGATAAATTATTCGAATCTATTATTGTAGATAATGAAGTTAATCCAGATGATATTTTAATTGGTGATAAAAATGCTATTATGTTAGCAACTCGTATTTTAGGATATGGTCACGAATATAAAATTGAGATGGAAGATGAGATGGAAAACAAAAGCGAAGTTGTTGTAGATTTAAGAACTGTACAAACAAAAGATGTTGATATGAGTGTTTTAAATAGACAAAATCGTTATACATTCACAACTCCAACAACTAAAAATGTATTAGAGTTTAAGTTACTTACACATGGTGATGAAAAGCAAATTGATACCGAAATCAAAGCTTTACAAAAAATGAATAAAGATGCATCGTTTGAATTAACAACACGATATAGATTTATGATTACTTCGGTTGATGGTAATGGTGAAATGGGTTATATTACTAATTTTATTAACAACGGATTTTTAACAAAAGATACAAAAGCATTCAGAGAACATATTAAAAAAATGTCACCTGATGTTAAAATGGAATTTGAATATGAAAATCCCGATAGTGGAGAAAAGGAGGTACGCTCGATTCCAATGGGCGTAGGCTTTTTTTGGCCTTCCGAATAACTATTTTAAAATCCTACATAAACAAATTTTCGAATTATGTTATTATGGTGTGGGATTTATACAATCAGATGTATATGCGATGCCGGTTCATATGAGATTATTCTATTACAATGAATTGGTTGAAGCAAAAAAGAGAGAAAATAAACAGCAGGAAGAATCAAATCAGAAAGCTAATTCTAAGATAAAAGTGAGGAGATAATCCTCACTTTTTTTATTCCTAATATTTATGATTATACAAAAACGTCTATTATGAAATTAAAAGTAACAAACGAAGATAGACAACTTTTTAGAGAAGTTGTTAAAAAGCATGGTATTATAAAAGAAAGTTTGATAATGACTTTACTTGGAAAAGTATTAGGATATCAGATTGAAAAAGCTATCAAAAATGATAAAGATATTCAATCTGCCGTTAAAGCAGCAGATGCTGATATGGATAGAGCTAGAGTATTAATTGATGATTTGATTGATAAGGGATTGGAAGTTCCACCTTTTATGAAGAAATGGGCTACTAAAAAATAATTAAAGCTTTATGGCAGATACAAGTTTAAATGACTTAAAGGAGATGCAAAAATTAACCGCATCTATGACCAAAGATTATGATGAATTATTAAAGGGTCATGGTAAGGTTAATAAAGCATTAAAAAATGAAGTGGAACTTCAAAAATCAATTGTTTCCGGTATTAAAGATGCCGTAACGGCAGAAGAAGCAATTGAAAAATTGAAGAAAAGACATATTGCTTTAGGTACAAAACATTTAGACAATAATAAAAATGTAATAGTTGCCTTACAAATGCAAAATAGGATAGTAAGGCAATATCTTCAGGCATCATCATTAATTGTAGCAAGAGAAACAAAAAGAAAGGAAATTTTAGAAAAAGTAGCAAGTAAAGTTGATGGTGTTACTGGTAAGATGAAAGACCAACTACATCATTTAAAACATGAACTGGAAGATATTCCTGTTATCGGAAAGATGATGAGTAATATGATACCATTTGGTAAAATACAAGATGGTGTAAACAGAATGGGTAGAGCATTTACTGGAGGTTTTACTGGTTCTTTTAATAAAGTTTTAAAAAGTGGAGGAAGTTTTACAAAAGCATTAACAAGCGGCGTTGGTGGCGGAATAAAAGGATTGAGTGTAGCAGCTGCAAGAATAGCACCAATGTTAGCAGGTCCTCAAGCAATAGTAGCTGCAATAGTTGCAGTACTTGCATTGGGTGTTATTAGAATGCATCAAATTGAAGAAGCTGCAAAAGCATTTAAAAAATCGACTGGTTTATTAAATAATGATACCAAAGATATTCAACGTCAAATAAGTAAAGTAAGCGCAGATTATAGACAAATTGGTGTAACTGCTGAAATGGTTGCGGAATATGCATCGTCTTTCTACAATGCATTTCATGGTACACAAAGAGCATCCGATGCTGTTTTGGGTTCTATGGCTGTACTTAGTGAAAACTTTGGTATAGCAGTTGATGACCAAACAAAATTAAATCATTTATTTCAATCAGCTGCACACTTAACACAGGAGCAAGCACAATATATGATTGGTTCGGTTGTTGCTGCAGCCGATTTAGCAAATGTTGCACCTACTAAAGTAATAGCTGACATGGCAGAGAATTCCGAAGCTATGTACAATTACTTTCATGGTTCGGTTGAAGAAATGGGAGCAGCAGCTGTTGAAGCTGCAAAGATGGGTACTAGTATTTCACAAATGACTGGTATGGCAGATAAATTACTTAACTTTGAAACCAGCTTAACTGATGAGTTAAATGCTGGAGCAATTTTAGGTAAGAATTTTAATTTAAGTATAGCAAGGTCAGCAGCAGCTGCCGGTGATTTGGGTGGTATGTATGAAGCTGTTTTAGATGCGGTTGGTAATGTTGGTGATATTACTAAATTAACAAAATTTGAACAAGATGCTATTGTTCAATCAACTGGTATGCAAGTTTCTGAATTAGGAAATGCATTGCATATTAGAGAAAAATTCTCTGATGCAAGTAAAGAAGAATTGGCAGCTGGTGTGGAACTTCTAAAGAATGGTAAAGATATTCACAGCATCAATGAAGATGATTTAAAAACTTTAGTTAAGAAACAAAAATCACAAAAAGAAATGCAGGGACAGATACATGCATTAAAAGATATGATGTCTGGATTCCTTTTACCAATCATGGATGCATTCTTACCGGCTGGACAGGCATTCATTCAAATAATAACTCCAGTTGTAGCAGCTTTGGGTTCTTTTATAAAAGGATTTATATCTCCAATAGCAAACGCATTTGGTAGAATATCGAAAACTATTTCTGGTGTTATGGAAAAGTTTGGTGGTATGGAAAAGACTGGTAAAGTGTTAGGAAAAATATTTGAATTTATAGGAACACTACTTGGAGGTACAATTACATTCTATATTGAATATATGCTGGGCACATTTGAAGCGATAGTAGATGTGGTAAGTGGTATAGTTAGTGTATTTAAAGGACTTTTTACAGGGGATATGAAGATGGTTGGCGAAGGAATTAAAGATATATTTAAAGGTGTGCTTGGATACTTTAAAAGAATACCAATGGCCTTATATGATGCTTTTATAGATATGTTCCCAAAATTAGGCGAAATGGTATCATCATTCTTTAGTGGGATGTGGGATAAAGTAACTGGATTATTTGGATTTGGTGAAAGTGATAGTGGTAAAGTACAAAAAGAAGCATCTGGTGGAATGACTGATGGTGGTTCTGTACATGATGGTGTTATACAAAAAGGAAAAATTATAACAACACATCCTGAAGATACCATAATGGCTATGAAATCTCCATCGGATATATTAGGAAAGGCAATGAGTATGTCTCCATTAGCTATGTTGGCTGATGGAATTGGTAATTTAATAGGTGGTGGTAGTGGTGGTGGGAGTGTTGATATGGGACCATTGATTGCAGAAATTCAAGGATTAAGAGCAGATATGGCAGCTGGTAAAATAGCAGTACATATGGATGGTAGAAAAGTTACATCAGGTATCACTAAGATAGCAGGACAAAGCGCAGCAAACTCATATGTACAACGCTAATGGGAAAATCAATTTTAGAACTATTTCAATCTCAACAAATATCATTTAAAGATAATGGTAAAGTTGAAACTGCGCAAAAGCATTTTGCGATAAGAAATAGTAAAGATATTGATAACGAACCATCTAATCCATTATTAGTTCCAGCGTTCAAATTACAAAGGGGAATACGAAAAAAACTTTCGGTTAAAGATAAAGAGACACGCTTTGAAGAAGAAGTAACTGGATTAAACGCATTAATGTTATTATCAGGGCCAGCTTTATATGGTACTGATTTATTTAGATTGAAAAGAAAAACTACCAATATGCTTGATGATATGAGAGCAGCATCTAATGGTAGTAATACAAATGGTTTATTAGGTGGATTTATAAAAAAAATTGAAAAGTTTGGTAAAAACCTTTTAAGTAAACTTGGTGTAACTTTTCCTGAAAAATTAATCCCAACAAGAGTTGTACAAAACGATATATTTAAAAAAGGATTAGAAACGGATTTATTAACAACTTTAAAAACTTTAAAGGATGGTAGTAGTGGAAGTTGGGCAGGCAGGTTTTTGGCAGATAACACAAAAGGTGGATTAAGCGGAGTACCTAATAGATTATTATCAAGCGGAATAACGGCAGCAAAAAATGCAATAGGTAAGGCTTTATTTGGTAGTAGAACTGAAGCTGGACAAAATTTAGCAAAATCTGGCGGTAGATATAATAGTGAAAGTTTATATTCAAAATCAGTAGATTATACAAATACAATTATAGGTGATAGAAACGATTTATCAACTATTATGCTATTTACTTCCAAAGGGGGAAATTTAAATAGATTAAGAGGACAAAAACTACCACCCCAAGTAAAAACATACAATCCTCCAATAAATAAAATTACCAGTTACATAAATACTTTTTCTATTATGAATGGTACGGAATATACCAAAGTAAAGAAAAAGAATACAATCCATACTACTAGAGGATTTGGTTTGGGTTTAAAGGGTGATATGTTGAATAAGTTAGGTGTTGCAACTTTTGCCCTAAATGCAAACGGACAAGCATTATATCCACTTACAACAAAACCAATAGATAGTTTAGATTTTATACCTTTTAAATTTATAGGTTTAGCATCATCGAATTATCTTTATTTTAGAGCAACATTAACAAGTTTATCTGAAGTATTTTCTCCAAACTGGGAATCTAAAGCATTTGCTGGTAACCCATTACCATTTTATTCATATGGACACGTTGAAAGAGCAGTAACTTTGAATTTTAAAGTATTTTCCGAATCTGTCAATGAACATCAAGCTATGTGGAAACGATTGGGAGAATTAAGTAGATTGACATACCCACAAAGATATTCTGGTAAAGCATTGAAAGCAACTGCACCATTTATTAAAATGACAATTGGTGACATGTATATTGATAAGTTGGGATTTATTGAATCTTTAACATATACTGCTCCTGATAATGCTCCTTGGGAAATTGGTATGAATGGTGGAAATAGTGATAGATATAAAGCACCAATGGTTATAGAAGTTGAATTAACATTTAAATTTTTACTTGGAAGAGAAAATGTTAATGAAACTTCTTTATATGATTTTGGAAGTTGCAAACCTGCAGCAACGCCACCACCACCGCCACCACCACCACCTACCCCTACGAAAAAACGAAATCCGGTACAAACAATACCGCCAAATATAACTACAACAAAAACAGTTGGTACTACTCCTACAAAATTAACAGGTATACCTAATATTATACCAGCAGTACCACCACCGCCGCCACCACCGCCACCGCCGCCACCGCCACCGCCGCCACCACCGCCGCCAACTCCACCACCACCACCAGTTGTTGGACCACCACCACCTGTGCCAACCCCACCACCAACACATCCAACAACTGCTTCTTCAGGTGGTATGCTTGGTGGTGCGCAAGCACCAACACCTGATGTAAATATAGTAGTGCCGCCACCAACTCCGCCGCCACCACCACCGCCGCCACCACCACCACTGCCACCAC